GGTCCTTGTTTCGTACAGCCTTCGAGTTAATGTTGAAACTGGTTTCTGTCCAGACATTGTCGTCGTACTCTTCGAACGATTCCTTCACGGATTGCTTGGTATGTCTTAGAAGTCGAGCGATGAGGTCAGAGATAGCCGTAGCTTCATTGACAACAGTATTCGTCTCCTTATCGATCCTGGAACCCGTGTGAAGTCCGACAACCTCACCATCCTTGTTAAAGATGGGGGCGCCGGACCAACCAGCGGCCGTTGAAGCATAATGGTCAAAACCAAATGCTCTTTCAACGACTTTCGTCGCGCCAAAACTCTCATACCAGACATCACTGTCGGCGGTGCCCTTAATGCGAATGTTACCATTACGCGAATAAGGAGCAGCATTGAGGGCTCTGCCCCACTGGTTAATAACGTAATTGTCCTCAAAGAGAACAAAATCCGAAATGTCGCCTGTTGCAATTGGTTCTTGGCTAAAGTGATAACCTCGATTTCCAAAGCAGAGACGAGTACTGTCTCCAAACTTGTCATAGACATGTTTGGCAGTGACCAGAAAGATGCGACCTCGAACAGCCAGCCTGAAGGCACAACCGATGAATTTGCCATTGACTGTAAAGTAGAAAATACCCTTAGGTATGCTCTTCAAAATAGTCATAGGCGATCCATCGACTGCAGCTTCTTTGCCGACTCGTGGTCGCATCGAAAAAGCCCAAAGACCATTTATTCCAATCTTATATTCAACACCTTTAATGAAAACCTCAATGTAAGGTTTACCAGTCGAGGAGTATCGTAAATTCTTGGCGTCAATTAAATCGTTATCAACAGTTTCGGTGGTGACGTAATACCAGTTGGCAAATCTCCCGGCTAAATACCGGAAGATAAGCGCAACAAGTTGAAATGGAATGCTAACAAAGAACCAAAGAGGCTCTAAGAAACAAAACCATAACGCAGCAGCTGCGAGTGGTGCGATTTTAATCGCGACATACAAACCAACTATAGCTCCTAGGAGCCAAGACGTTGGAATGCTGTCGAGTTTTGAAATCACATTATTCGCAGTATCAAAGAGAAGTGTAGAATCCGAC